ATAGAACAGCTTGGTCACGCATGAAACGGTCAAGTTTCACAGTATGATTACCGAAGTCAGAAACGTAAACGTCTGCTGCACCAGTAATTGTAGCTTGTGTTGTACCTTGAACGTTGTTGAACTTAGTAGCAATACCAGCAAAGCCAGAGAAACGTGCTTTGTTAGTTGCTGACATAAGGATTAATGATGGTTCGCCACCATCTGTCCATGCCAATTGTAATGCTGACTTTAAGTCTGCTTCAATGAATGTTACAGAAGTACCATCTGTTGGTGATGCTACTGTACCGTTTACGAAGCCAGGTGTTGTACCTGCTGTAGAGCCTGTTGCTAATACTCGGTTAGTAATCCAAGACTCAACGCCTGCAGTTGAACGAGCTGTTGCTGGGCCACCTGCTGAAGAAGCTTGGTTACGAACAATTGCATATTCCATGTCACGCTTAAGTTCTTTACCAGCTTTCATAAGTTGGTAAGCAACTTCAGACTTACGACCATACTTACGTACTACGTCGTATGTGTTAGAAATTTGAACTGTCTTACGTGAAATTTGTGTGTAGTTACCTAATACTGTTGTAGCAGGTAATGTTGCGAATGAAGCGTCATCACCTTCAACAGATGTATTAGTACCTGCTGCTGCAAGTGCGTCAGTTTGCCATTGATGATAAGTTTGGCCTGCGCTCATGCGCTTTGCGAGTGAAAGTAATGGTGTATCTTCTGGAGAAATATCAAAGATAATATCTTCGAATGACTCCGCTATACCTTTACCGGTATAACTATTGGTTGCTGAAACTGCCATGATATTTTTTTCCTTTGTAAATTAAAGCATGTTTTCGATAAGTTTTGCTGCTGCATCTGACTTGCCTGTCTTACGTAATTGCTCACGTAATTGACGGACATTAGATGTAGCTTCCGCTTTTGTATCTTTAGCACCTGGTCTCACTACAGGTTTAGCGCTTGATACTTTTTTCTTTACAGTAGAATTCTGTTGTAGTTTGCGCCATTGCATAGCGTCATGCAGTACCTTTACGTGACGTGGGTCAACAATTGAGTTGAGTTCAGCATCTGAAAAGCCATACTCTTTGCCTACAGATACAAGTTTCTGGGTAGTCTCTTGACTCCATCCTGGTATCTCTTTAGCTAAGACTTCTTTTCCTTTTGCTACTCTGTCTGCCATCAATTGCGCTTGCTGACTTGCTATTTGTTGCTTTTTGGCTTCAAACTGTGAAACGAGTGAGCTACGTTGTTGTTGTAGCTGGTTATATGTAAAGAAATGTTTTTGCGCTTCCACAAAGTCATTATCAGACAATTCTTGCCAATTAATATTGCTATATTGGTTTAATTGTTGGTCTAATGCTGTGATCTTCGCTACATCATCAATTAACACATTATTAAGTTGCATTTGTTCTTGAAAGGCTTGCTCTTGCATTTTTATCTGCTCGGCATAGGCTTCTAGCTCTTTACGTTGCTCTGCTACTTGTTGCGTTTTTTGTGTGTAGTCAAGCCCTTGTTGTGCTAATGCTACGACTTCGTCTAGTGGCTTTTCGACTTCTTCACCATTGACCTTTAGCTTTAGGATAGCAGGAACTTCATCTTGCGACTGTTCTTCTTCCTCGGCTTGATCATCCGGTGCATCATCTGTTGCTTCTTCTGACTCTACTTCTTCAGTAGGATCAGCTTCTGCTTCAGCCTCTAGTGGTGGTTGTTCTTTCTCTTCAGGTGCATCTAAATTAGCTTGCACATCAGATACAATATCATCACCTAGCATAGCCTCTAAACGGCTTTGTGGTGACTGTTCTACGACTTGGTCACTCATAATATTTTCCTTAAAATTAGACAATAAAAAAGACTCATAAGAGTCTTAAGTAGGCTTGTCCTTACCTAAATTCTTTTGCCTGTCAAAACGGTTTTCATTCAAAATACTGACAAATGCTTTATGAATGAAACTAACCAAATATCTTAAACTTAGGTCTGTCCGTTTGTATAGCTGCTAACTTACCTGTGTGCATCACGTCAGTAAGTTGCTTGTTTATTTGGTTTAGTAGTTGTAGTGCGATAACTAAGCGGTTATGAGTTTTCTCATCACCTAATGGACTGTTGGTCATACTAGCTACAATATTCTCACGCACCTTATCTATTGCTTCTTTATAGATAGGGTTATCTAATATCTGTGCTGCTTGTTCACCACGCTTTACTTCTTCTAACGACTTATCCGCCATAGTTTAATCCTGACTGTGCTTTAATTTGTGCAATAGCTAAGTCAGTTTCTGCTTTCAATTGTGCTTTAAAGCGTTCTAACTCAGCTTGAGCTGCGATCTTCTCACGTTCAATTATAACATCATTTTGAGAACGTACTTGCTCTTGTTGTAGTTGAGCTTGCGCTTTTTGTTGTTCTATAGCTAATTGGCCTTGAACCATGATCTCAGCCTCTGAAGGTTTGGACTGCTGACCTTCCGGCTGTGGTGTATTAGCTGGGTTGATCCAGAACTCTTCAGGGTTCTTAAAGCCTGCGTTTTGTGTAAGTTTAGCTAAAGCATTGTAGATCTTCTCAGGTGAAGTAATACCAATAGCTAATGCTTCTTTTTGTGCTTGTAGAATAGTAGCTAAGTGAGCTAACTGTTGATCCTTATTACCTGCACCTAAGCCCACAGAGATAGATAAGTCTTTACGGTCTTCCCATTCTCTTGGATCTACTTCTACCCATTTGTTACGGATACGAACAATGTCAGGTTTAGTAAGTGTAATTCTTACTAGCCTATGTACTAACTTAAATAGTTCTTTAACGCCTGTCTCTGCAAATGTACGTGCTACTAATTCAACACGTTGTTGAGCAGCAGACATAATTTGTGCTACGCCTGTAGCTGTCTTGTTAAGACTGTTAGAGTCTAAGCCTTGGTTATATGCTGTAATACCTGTTCTCTTTTCTTTCATAGAGTCCATGTATTCAACCATACCGAATGATGATGCTGGTAGTGGAGGATGTGATAAAGGCATAATACCTGAACCTGGGTCACCATCTACACGAACAATACCACCTGGACGGCTTGTCAACATATCATCTAGGTTTACTCTATCAGAAATAGCATAACGACCATTGTTAGCTAGATACATGTTATCTAACTGGCCACGAATAAGTGTAGACTTAATGAGTTGAATGTCCATAGTAAGATCAGCATAAGAACGACCAATATGTCTATGTGGCATAATCATTGGAGTAATACATGCAAATGGAACATACTCGCATGGTTCTTTGTATAGGATAGTATTGCCTAACACTACTACTCTATGTCTCTTACCTTCTAACTTAATGTATGTGTCTTTAACAAGAGCTTCGTTAGACTCAATAGCTCTGTCATATTCTTCGTCATAAATGTCACGTGCATTAGACTCTTCTTCGAATGTATCACGAAGGTCTGACATGATAGACTTAATGTATTCTAGTGGCTTGTCAAATGTTTCAGCAATGTCAGCTAACTGCATAACTTCTCTGTGCTGAACGAAACGTGCATCTTGTAAGTTAGGACCTGATACTTCTACAGACACCATCATATTTTCAGGTGCTACGTTCTCAATATTAATTTCAGTTTTCTTTTCTGTAACCTTGAGCTTAACATCATGTAGCATAGGCTGCATGATCGTAGCTGGATCTTGGCCCATGGCTAATGCTTGGTCCATGAGCATATTCATGTCTACGCTAGGATCAGGATAAGCTTCATGTTCTAATACTTCAGTCTTTTCATCTGAAGCCAACATCTGAAGCTGGGCATCTGTTAATCCTTCGTATTCGTACTCTTCTTCCTCTTCTTCGTCTTCTGAATATACTTTTACATATCCGTTCTTAGATAGTAATGCGTCTTTAAACCATACGTAGAATATCTTGAACCCTTCGTTCTTTTCCATCACGATATGGTTGACGTAGTCAGTTTCTTGATCAGCAGCGTCTTGATCTTCTGGGCCTTTAGGTTCAAACCTAACAACTTGGTCACCAGAGATAAATACTTTTAAAAGCTGAGGCAGAGCCGACTCTATCGTGTCTTGTACATCATAAGATACAACTTGGCTACGACCTTCTTCTTCATTACCGAAAGGTTGACCTAAGTAATAGTCAATTGCTTCTGCTCTGTCATTAGATAATGCGCTATCATTTACACCATAGGCAATGTTTTCTTCTGCCTCTATCTGCGCAATGATCTCCATGTCTTGTATCTTCATTAAACAATTCCTCTATTTGTATATTGTATCTTCTCACCACCCCAAGACTCATTTTTCATTTGCTCTACAGATGTAGCCATATATCTAAATGCGTCGCTACCGTGACTGTATTCGTCGTGTAGTGGCGCACCAGGTTCATTGGTTGATGCC